TTACTTGCGGTCTTTGGTCTAAACGACCCTGTAGAGCGCCAAGTTGTTGTCGAATGTCACCTAAATCCACGCGAGGCACCTGTATGCCCTCTTGAATTTGTCGGCGCAAAGCGTCTACGTCAATTCTTTGAGGCTTGATGCTTTCTTTAATTCGACGTGTGATAGCCGACTCATCTAACACAGGCCTCTCATCTAAGCGGCCTCGTAAAGCCCCAATCTGCTCCCTAATAGATCCTAAATCAGGGCCTTCTCTTTGCTCGACCGCGCGTAGTCTTTCGAGAACCTCGGGCGGTAAGCCGCGATTTTCAAGAGCTGCTATTTGGGTTTGTAATCCGCTTAGATCAACCTGTGGTATATCGATGCTTTCTCTTACTTGTCGAGCGATCGCGTCAGAATCGATCGTCGGCCTTTCGTCAAGACGACCACGAAGTCGAGCAATCCGTTCAGCCATCGCTTGAGACGAAGTATCCACCTCGCTGAACCGTTGTTGCAGGTCTTCAATTCTGGGATCAAGCCCACTACGGATACGCTCGGCGATAGCGGCTTCGTCTGGCCCCTCGCGTTGCTCCACAGCACGTAAACGCTCAAGGACTTGGGGTGGTAGGCCACGATCTTCTAAGGCTGCAATCTGCGTTTGTATGTCGCTTAAATCGACCTGTGGAATGTCAATGCTTTCTCTCACTCGTCTTGCTATAGCGTCAGGGTCGACCGTTGGGCGCTCATCAAGACGTCCCCTAAGTCTGCCAATTTGCTCCCTAATGCCACTTAAATCAGGGGCCTCTCTTTGTTCCACAGACCGAAGTCGCTCCAAAACGTCTGGATCGACGCGACCGCGCCCTTCTTCGAATTGACGACGGAGTTCATCAATTTGCCGCTGTGCATTTGGATTAAAATCAGGTGACTGAAAGCGATCTTCCAGTCGCTCTTGCACTTGTCGGCGAATATCTTCCACGTCAATTTGTGGTCCAAGATCCACCTGTGCTCTAAGTTGTCCAATGGACTCTCTGATTTGACCCACACGATCTTCGACAGGCTGTAATCGAGTGTTCAACTCAGTTCGCAAGCTTTGTATTTCTTGCTCTGGAGCTCCCGCATCTATGCTTTCTTGGATACGACGCTGTAAATCTTCTATGTCTAGGCGTTCTTGCTCAGGCAGCTGGTTTATAATTTGCGCGCGCAGTTCTTCTACGTCGATGTCTGGTAGCGCTCCAATCTCTCCTCGAAGCTCGCCTATCTGCCGCGCAATGTCAGGTCGCTCATCTTGAATCGTTGCTAGTTGCTCTTCAACAGGCCGTATGCGATTTTGTAATTCTTGACGTAAAGCTTCTATTTGCTCAGGTGGTGCGCCTGCATCAATACTTTCTTGTATCTGCCTGCGTAAATTTTCTACGTCGACTTGCTCTTGCTCCGGTAGGAGACGCATCACTTCGTCACGAATTTGGTTGACATCAGGAAAGTCTTGTTGTGCAACTGCCAAGACCTCACCCGTGATTTCTCGACGCAGGGCATCAACGTCAATTTGCTCAGGAATTTGCCCTAATATGTCTTGCCGTATTTGTGCTCCGAAGGCATCGAGATCAGGGCCTTCTTGGCCTTCTAGCGCGGTAATTCGATCCATCAGTGCTTGGCGCTCTGAGGCCGCCAGATCGGTTTGCTGTTGCGCTTGTTGCTGCGCTGCTTCTTGAGCCGACTGTATTTGTTGCGCAAACTGATCGTACTGTTCTTGCAACATGGGTTGCTGAGCACTGAGAGCCGCAAGGCCTGATGCGCCAGCTTGATTGCCATAACTAAAAGTGGGGGTAGGCGCAGCCATGGGTTGCCTTTCAGGGCTAGGGCCTCGATCGAAAACAGGACGATTTAACAGAAACTCACTCATGCCAGCGTAGGGACTGGGCTGAGACATATAATCTTGTGCGGTGCGCGACATGATAGCGTCATAGGTGCCTTCGCCGGGCGGACCAAAGAGTTCCATCGAGGGAGGCGTCGATATGGGTGGCAAAGGCGGAGGATCTACAGGCATGGGCTTGACTGGAAAAGGCGGCTTAATCCCACCTGTCCGACGCTCATCCGCCCTTGGTGGGGTAGGGATTATTGTGCCGGGGTTGGCAATAATCGGCCCCGAGCCACCGGGGCTGGGTTGAAATATCGGCGGCTTCGGAGTTACCGGCTTTCTCGGGGGCAAACCGACAGGACGCCGTGGAAAATTAATTTGTGTGCCAAAAGGTCTTTGCATAATCCTGTCCTACCAATTTTTACACGACCAGTAAGAGGCCGCAAAGACATCTTTCTTTTTTTCTACGGCATCGCAATTGTGACGCGCGCGAAAACTTTTACGCCTCTCAGGGTTGTTTTTCTTAATCGTCATATTGGGGTCGCCATAACGCACAATTTTCACCTGATCCCCTTTTTTAGCAAGCACCTTAAACTTTTTGTTACCGCCACTAGTGCGCACTGGCTTGTTATAGCCGGGAAACGACTCACCGCGATAGGTAAGCCGCCCCCCTTTCGTGCGCTCAACATCTTTGATGTCAGCCATAGGTTTTCACAAGCTCTAGGATCACCATATACGTGTCGCCGCTCGACGCACCGATGGTTGTGAACTTGATATCTCCGGTCTTGCCCGATCCAGCATCATTCGGTATTGCGCTAAACGATGTGTAGTCGTGCATACCATTACTGTCCGGTGATAAACCAATAATCAAAGTGTCGGTGGTTGCGTCATTTAGAAGCTCCACGCCCATACCAACGCATTGCCACCAAATTTTGGCGACAGCGACTTCAGAGCAAGAATCGCCTCGACCATTTTTGGTCAAGGCGCTTACATCAACTTTAGTTACTGCTGACTCACCACTACCGTCTGAAATATTTGTAAATTTCAGAACCGCTTTACGTTCACCGTCTTGGATTGTTTGGGACGTGACTGTATCTGCCATGTGTTCATCTCCAATTCAGTAGATTAAGCGTCAGCAAACGGCGTCACAATTGTTCCTGAACCAATAAGTAAGGAGTCATGGACAAGATAAGTCGCCGCATCGATGGCAGTTACCTTTACTACACTCCCCACGATGCCACCTTTGGTGGAGCCGTTCATGGTCATGACGTCGTTTGACGCTCCCGGCACAAATGCTTTTTTCGTCCCGTCATTCACGCCAACAACCACAGCACCGACAAACTTGTCTGTGCCGTCCGTTTTGATATCCAAATCTGTTGCTGCAGTCTCTACAAAAAAGAAGAACGAAGCACCGATATTGTTGGCTTGATCAGGAGACGTTGGGTCGGAGGGGGTTGTAGACGATATTGAGGGCAAGGTAAATTTGCCATCCGCGTCGTTCAACAGAATAATTTTACCTGCATGAGCCGCAACAGTAAGCGTCGTATCGGCAGACAGGCTCACACTGCTATTGACGCCTGCTGTTATAAAACCTGCTAAAGACTTAACGGGCCCTGAAAATGTTGTTTGTGACATAAGTCTTACCTCTTACGAAAGGATTCGCCCTAGAGTCTTCGTAACGTCTGCTGAGCCAGTCGCTAGGGCTATTTATCTCAGATACAAGGTACTGTACGTCAAACTCTGGGCAAAAAAAAGGGGCCTATGCAGCCCCTTACAAAGTGAGTAGTCACTACCACTAGGCACCTTGTGAACCGTAGATTCCTCTTGGGTCGGACGCCCCAAAAGAATACCGTTCTCTACTTTTGTACATAATATTACCTGTAGCAAAGTCGGGCTCCATTGATGTTTCTAGTGCAGTTCGCTGGAACATTTTTAGACCTTCACCAGCTTCCGTGACAGACGTTAATATGAAGTATGCGTCGGGATCAGTTAGGTAATGGTTTACCGTATAACCGCCGGGCAAAACGCCTGTGTTACGGATCGCATTGATGTCATTGTCGGCTGTGCCAACTCGTTGTGTTGAGTTGAGAATACGGTCAGCAACGAACGTCAATTGAGGTGGGATCACTAGCTTAGTCGCCTGCACAGAAATTGTAAGGCCACGATCGTCGGTGAAAGTGCTGATATCAATCAAACTATCTTCCAACGAGGTCTCGTTCAAATCTGCCATAGTCGTAGCACGGTTTGCAAGTGTTCCCCCACCAGCTAGTGGGTGTGCGGTCGATATCAAAGGCTGACCATCACCGATCGGAAAGCTAGTGTTGAAAGCGTTGTTGAGTACATCTGCACCCTTCACCTCTTTCGTGTTAGCCATGGATCGAGCCAATGCTTTGACGTATCGACGACCCAAAGAGTCGTATAGGTTGTCTTCTACAGCTTCGGTCGTCAGAGAAAATGCTAAAGCCACAGTCTCGTGCGTATAGCGAGATGTAAAGCCTTCAGACGCGGTGTCAAAAGCGACCCCTTGTCCCTCAGTCTTCACAGGTGCACTTCCAAAACCTGTGATCAACACTTCTTCTTCAAAGGCTCGCTGCGAGTCCTCGATCGCGAAGATTTCTTCATACTCCGAATATCCCTCGTAAGACATTCCAAAGAGCGCGTTCAAGCCGGGCTCTAATTCTTTAGCCAATTGTGCGCGTGAAATAGCCATCTAATTAGCCTCCTATGCTAGACCAGCAGACTTAACACCTGCGATGTGGTTTTGTATAACCACCATCACGTTAGTGTTAGCACTTGCCACGTCATCGTTGTCGGGGTCCTGACTGATGTCAATCGCCTTGAGTGGCAACGTCGTGGTAGTAGCACCAGTCGTCACATCAAGTTCCATGTTCGATCGGCCAGATCGTGTATCGCCAGTGGTGGACTGATCGACAATATCGAAGTTGCCGAACAAGTCAGCTACTGGGAAGGTATCGTCAGCCTGCACCTCAAACACCACATTTGGGTCGTCAACGACCAAGGCTATGATGTCATCTGCGGCGATAGAGCCGGGGTAGTGGTTAGAAAAAACCTGCTCTGATGTTGTGGGGTCCGTATACTGAACGCCGTTGAACACGCCAACGACAGGTACAGTTGAGGATGCAGCCGCACGAGAAACAGTACCACCAGTCAGTTGCTTCACCAAGTCTCCTTGGAAAATTGCCCCTGATTGGTTGTTGGCGATACGGTAACGGCTTTGACCTCCAGAGTATGGAGCACCACCCATCATTCGGGCAGGACGCAGTCCAAAAGCGGCATCTTTATTTGCCATGCTTTAATCTCCTATTGCTTGCCAAAAGTTACACGGCTACTGCGTTGTGGATCATATTTGACATACCGAGAATCTTG